TGGCTCGCCGCCGCTCCCACCCTTTCCCCAGTCCAAGGGGAGGTGGAGCCGGTGGCGTACCCGCGCGTAGACGGGAAGATCGCGCCTCCGGTCGAGATCGGCTATACCAACTACCGTGGCGAGTTCGCGGTTCGGTGCATCATTCCGTTATCGTTCTGGTACGGATCCACCGACTGGCACCCCGAACCGCAATGGCTGGTGAAAGCCTACGATGCCGACAAGGGCGCGGAACGCGACTTCGCATTCAAAGACTTCGGCCCCGCTCCCCGGCATGGGAGTGAGCCATGAGCGAGATGACCGAACTGGTAGCACTGCTACGGCGAGAAGCTGCCGAGCGAGACCGTTCACCTGAGCACTTCGATCCCGCCTTGACTGATGCAATGAACGCAGCCGCCGCAGCCATCGAGCGGCTGGAGCGGGAACGGGACGAGGCGCGAGATTACGCGGCAAAAGCACGTATTCGCGAGAACGCGGCCAATGACGCCTGTATCCATGAGCATAACCGCGCCGAAGCCGCCAAACGGGAACTTGCAGAAGCGTATACTATCATCCAACGCGCCCGCGCAGCACTGGAGGAAAAGGATGAGTGAGACAGCAAACACCACCCCGCTTCCGTGGGGGATTCACACCCTTGCGCGCATCTACCCCAGCAAGAACAGCATCGCCGGGCTCCCGAGCGGGCGTGTAGTACGGGCCGTCTGCGTTCCATATGACAGCCCACGTAGCCGTGTTGTCGCGGCATGGTGGGTGCTGACTGGACGGGCCTTCGCCCTGTGGTGGCCGAAACCCGGAGAACTCGAAGACCTGGAGGCAAAGGATGAGTGAACACACGCTGAAGACTCTGGCGCGGTACTGGGATGCCGTGGCCGACGGTCGAAAGACGTTCGAGGTGCGAAAGAATGATCGCGCGTTCCAGACCGGGGATATCCTCATCCTTGAGAAGTGGGACGACGACGAGGGGCGCTACTACATCACAGAGCCGGGCATGTTCAGCGCCGTGAAACTTCGCAAGCGGATCACGTACCTGCTGCAAGGCGGGCAATTCGGCATCGAGCCGGGTTATTGCGTGCTGGGGCTAGCCGATGGCTAACCTTGGAGGCGCTTGAGTATCTTCCTGACCCCGCTCACCACCAAATAGAGCACTAGGACGATCAGGATGATAGGGGACATCCTGGCCAGGGAGCTGACTACTTTGCCACCTGCATCAGGCTTATCCAGTGTCAAAACAACCCCAAAGGCCAAGAAAATAAAGACCCCGGTCATGATCTGCTTCAACATCGACATAGCACCAGTCCCCATCGCAATAGGGACTGGTGTAGCCTGATGAGGACCCCAGCGTCAACGAGCCAGGTTGATCCAGGGGTTGAGCTGCCAGCTACCGATACCCATGCCGGGCCCGATCGAGTAGCCGAGCTTCCCATCGTTCAGGATCCCGACGATGTTATCGCTCACTGGTGTACCGATGTCCCCGATCATTGGTAACGACGGCACCGAGACAGCAAGCAAAGCCCTCAGCGGGTTATGACGCAGCAGGTAAGCCGCCTCCTTCATGATGCGCAACTTGTAGTTGTAGAACCAGAGCAGACCAATGCTCTCGAGGTACTGACGGCTGCGACCCGCGAGACGGTTGTAGTTTACGAACGCCTCATTCACGGTAGCAATGGCGCCCTCCTTCGACGACTTTTTACGACTGGTCAGGTCATCATAGAGTACCGCCTTGGCGACGAAATCACCGTACTGGACCGCACGAGCGAGGCCCTGGAATAGGGCCGTGTCCCTGGTCACCAAGCCATACCTGGCAGCCGTCCTTAACGGCTCACTGAGTGCACTGATCTTGCGCTCGATGAAGGTGCTCCACTTTCCATCCGATATAGCCAGGTCCTCCGCGGTAACCTGACCACTCGAGATGGCCGAGAACTCACCAGCCTCGATCAACGGCCAGATCGACATGCGTCTGTAGCTGTCCTGGATCGCCTGGATCTGGTTCGAGATCTTGAGGGAAGCACCTGAGTCGTTACGCCCTTCTGCAGCTCGTAGATCAGCCTCGAGGTCGATCTCACGCTGCCGACGCTTCACATAGGAGCTTATCTCCGTTGTCTTGGCGCCTACCCCATGGAGGATGGCCCTGACCGGCACTCCGCGGCTCATCAGCTGGAACATGTTCGAAAGCATGTTGGCCGCAGGAACGATCACCGATCGAACTACGATCATCTGCTTCACCCCCGCGACAACTTCCTGGATATTTCGCTCAGATCCGACCAGGGTCTTGAAAGCGTCCCTGTTGAAGACAGCTGTCGCGAGCTTCTCCATGTCGTTTGCAATCTTGGGGTTCCACCGCGTCTGACCAGTGAACAGGTCACCTACTGAAGCTTGCCGTGCTCCGAATGTGTCGAGAAGCATGTCACGACGCACCATCATCACTCCAGGCCCGAAGACTTGCTCGATATAGGCCTGGGCCTGGTCGGGGATAAGGCTCACTGCTTCGATCAGCACCTTGTCGTCAGTCTTGGGATCCAGCTTGGCGATGTTCACGAATTCTCGTTCACGGCCAGCTGCTTTTCCCTCGACCCAGATACCGTGCAGTTTGTCGATCAGCTGGTGGTTCACTTCCTGGGCCAGCAGCTCCTCAGCCTGACGACCACGCCAGACACCGATCATCGCAGCCAGGTCCGAAGAGCGATCCAGCTTGGAGAGCATGCGGGGATCCGCGGCACGTTCAAAGGCCACCACCCTACCGTTGCCATCATATACCGGCAGCAGATTTTCGTCAGTGTTGGACTGGTTCACCAGCATCCTCTGGATCAGCCTCACCATCTGCGGATCTTCGATCCGCCCAGCCATAGGCTCACCGACAGTGAACCCAGTCTCAGGATCCACGCCAGAAGCCGTCTGATGTACCGTCTGCAGCACGCCCTGGTTGAACACCGCACGACCTGACACAGGTGCGAAGTAATAGCTTCGCTTGCCCACAGATCGATCAGCCGAGGATCCAGAGTAGGCACCAACCCGGGTGTATCCGCGGCTGACCATCTGGGCATGCTCTCCATCTGACACGATGACGAGAGATCCTTCGTTCTGCGCCTCCGCCGGCAGATGTCCCTTGTAATGGTTGACCCGAGCCCACGATGTCATCTGGGTCTTGGCCATCTCATCGGTGCGTTGGCCCATCAGGTAGCTGGTGACAAACTCGACACCAGGCTTTTCCCCATTGTCGATCAGCTCCGCCACCGCGGCCAGGGATCCAGCATCGGTCTCATTGATCGCATAGAGCGTCACCAGGCGGTCTACTTCATCGACCATTTCCTGGGTCGGGTTCATATTGCGGATGCCCGGTACCGATAGCGCTGCGATCGCATAGGCATTTCGAAGCAGCTCAGAGCCATGCTCCCCAGACACCATGAAGTGAGCGAGCTGCCGAGCCTTATCGAGGATCCTCTTATCGAAGGAACTCTCGAGCTTACGGATCTCCGCGGTACGGGAGGTGCTATCCGTCAGCATCTTCAGGGCCCCATCAAGACCATAGACCCGACTGATCGCAGCCAGATCGGTCTTGCCCAAGGCCCTGTACATCGCAGACCACTGCTCAGCGCTCACCGCTTTGGTGAAGGCACTGTTCAGCTTCAAGGGGAGTTCATCCCGGAACTGCTGTCGGACCTGCTGTACGGTAGCCCTGACCTTGGAGATCATATCGAAGATCGGGGCATTCTCCCTGGTTCGCCCAACGAGATCCGCAATGAGCTCCTTGATCGGGTTCCATCCGTCGATCTTGTTGAGCTGGGAGATCAAACCCAAAGCTGCCTCGGTGGACTTCTGCTCATTGATGGCGGTTGCCACCGCACCAACAAACGTGGCTCCGACCTTCACTGCCCGGTTCTTCGTGTTGCGAACCACCTCTGCGGATTTCTCCGCAACAGCAGCACTGGTTTCCTGCAGCTGGTTCGAGAGATACGCTTCAACCTTGTCGAGCTGGCTTTCTCCAAACCGCTCGATATAGGTCCTCTGGTCGCCAACGTTCTCGATCATGGAGAGCATCAGACGATCCAGGGCCTCCTGAACGTTGGCGCCCCTACCCTTCTCACCAGACAGAAGGATGGAGAGACGATCCACCGAGGCCATTGCGACGTTCTCGACAAGACCATCCAGCCCGCTCGAGCTGCTCTTGTCCCACTTCGGCTTGTCGAATTTCGACAGGATACCGCGGAATTCCTCGCTGGTCATGGACAGGGCCAGAAATGACGACATCAGGGATGACCGGCCAAAGGCATCGATCGTGGTCCCGAACTTGCCAAGTACCAGATCGAGCTTGTCACGGGCCTGCTTTTCATCATTCGGATCAGGAGGCACCTGGTCCGCATCGTCCATGAAGTCGGTGTATTTCAGCTGCCCGACGACATGGGCGTACAGATCCTCCATACGCGACAACGCATTTGGATTGAGCTCGATCTCAGTCATCAGAGCTCGCTGGATCGAGGCGAACGTGCTGGCAGCCTGCATCGACTTCAGATCGGGGAAGTGGAAGGCAAACTGAGAAGTGATCTGCCCAGTCAGTGCACGGTTCTTCATATCCGCCACAGTACGGGTCGGGCGCGTCACCTTGCTGAGCGCAGAACCATCTCCCTCGAGCCAGGAAGTGATCCGGCTATTGAGGCGCTGACGAATGGTCGACAAGCGATCATTCGATCCAAACGCCTTGGACTGGTACATCGCCACAGCATTGGCATCCTGCTGCAGACTTTCCAGCTGAGTCGGGCCGTTGATCAACACACGGGTGTTGAACCTGAGGTTCGACAAGAGTGAGTCCCCGACACGGGGTCCTTTGTTCGGAGCACCCCAGATCAAGGTCTTGAGCGCTGCCAGAGCATCTCCGACGATCCGCCAAGCCGTGTTCTTGACCTTGGTCTTCTGAGCCAGGGCAGCAAGATCCTGATTGCCCAGTACCCAGGCCATGAACTCGTTGACCGCTTCGGCTTTCTGCCCTTTCGAGAGCCGACGAGAGATCTCAGCCTCAGCCAGGCGCCGAGCTTCGTAGCCGCTGCTGTTCTCCTTGTTCGGATCCTGGGTCAACCACTCTCCCATCAGTCCTTCGATACGCTCGATCGCCGCCCTCTCCTCTTTCGAAAGAGAAGACGGGTTCGAGTAGAATGCCCGCACCTTGTCAATGGTGGCCGCGTGAACCAGCTCATGGATCACAGTCTCGCTTTCCATATTCGAGATCAGGATGACCTTTGCTACCGGATCGATCTTGCCGTTCTGGCTATTGGAACCAGGAACGAAACGATCCGCATTGTTGGCCTGCTCCCAGGCATCCAACTGACGGGTCGAACCGAAGACGAGACGGTATCCTGATCCCTTCAGGAGCTTGCCGACATGGCGCATCATCTCCTTCTGGGTCGGGGAGAGTTTGGCCTCGAGGTTCTTGAGCATCGACGGAAGGTTGTCGACTGACATCACAGTCGCACCCGTTTCCTCCACAGTGCCGACAACCTGAACAGCTGCAGTTACCGGCGGGCTGAGTACCTGCCCGCGGATCTTGGCCAGGTGAACTCGATACCTGCTGGTCATCGCATCCGCTACCACTTCAGGGTCGGCATTAGGAGCCAGCTGGATGGAGCCAGGATTGACGTAGGGGTTCTCACCGCTCGCCATCTGATCCACCGACAGCATGAACTCGGCATAGGTAAGCCTGCGTGCATCAGTGCTGTCCGCCAGGTCCTTCATCCCAGCCAGGAGACTTTCCGCAAAGATCTGCATGTCCTCGAGGCTGGGGATCTCGTTCTCGGAGACCTTGAACCGGTCGTGGTACACCCGGGCTAGCTCGAGACGAGCGTTCTCCTGCTGTGGGGTCAGGTTGTCCGATCCGAAAAGGGCCTTGATCGGATTACGGGCCATGAACTTGGCGAAGCTTTCATACGCTGCCCGTACAGGATTGGCGTTCTCGGTCCAGGTTTTGAAGACCGACTGGTTGATCTGCTGGGAGTATTCGTCGATCGCATCCGTCGGCATATGTAGGCCATCGAAGATGTGCTCGACACGGTTCGCCGATCCGTTGACGTTCTCCGACAGGAAATTGAGCATCATCTGCCCATCCCCGGATCCGATCACAAGCGTCGGCTTGGCCTTCACCCCGGACAGGGTCGGGCCATAGGCGAACGCTGACGTGCTCAGGTCATCCGTGAGCGACCTCGAGAAGTTCTCCGGGAACGACACCGTGTAGGTCTCTGTGCCAACCGTGATCGTGGTTTTCTCAAAGAGATCGGACTTCTCTCCGCCGGCCAGGAAGTACCCCTGAGTGCCGGTCTCGATTATCGGAGAAAATGCCGAGAGATTATTGAGAATATCCTCCTGTTCCTGCTTGGACAGGTAATCACCCTTGCGGTAGCCATACTTCTCCGGATCCGCCTGCTTCATGGCCAACCTCTGGGTCACCTTGTCAATGAACATACCCTTGAGGATGATGGACTGGACCTGGGTGGCCTGCTGAGCTGCATCAGCAACTGCGCTGACATGCTTCATCAGCGTCTCTTCGATGGCCGAAACCATGGGCTGAACCAGGAACGTGTTCAGGTTCCCGATCAGGTTCTTTTTCTGCAGCTGGGTCAGCTCGAAATCTGCAGCGCTGCCCTCGATCGGGATGCTGTTCCCCATCGTGTACCACTCACCATTGTCGTTCTTGCGAGCGACATAGGAGGTCAGGGACTGTAGGTCAGCCATGAGCGCCTGGCTACCACCAGGACCATAAAGCAGCTCTCCAGCCGGCGTACCACTTTCCATGGATGCCGACAGAGTCTCGTAGAGCACCCCGATCAGGTCATCCGCCACGTTGCCGGCAATACCATTTGAGCCCGATCCGTAGATCGTGATCGTCATGGGGTTCTTGGTCAGCCCACGGCTGATCGTGATGTCGCCACTCGACGGGTCGAGCGATACATCAACACTCAGGGCAGCAAGAACTCTCCGGAACGCCTGGAAGAGATCGTGTGCCGGTGCATTGCTGAGCGCAATGGATCGACCGAGAGTAGCGACGTTACCGTCAGTCTTCTCCGCGCCTTCCTGATACAGATCCTTGGGGTCCTCAACCATATGATCGTTGAGCGTCTTGCCTTCACGGCCGAAGAATGCACCACCCTTGGCAATCGCTCGGAGCCAGGACGGAACAATCTCACCGATGCCATAGAGCATCAGCGCATTGATCATGCCGTTGGTCTTGCCGTCGGCTTCCAGATATCCGAACGACTCGAACTTGCTCAGATCCTGGTTGTTCTCTCGAGCCAGCTCATACCGAGCCACGTTGATCAGCCCATGGATACCGGCGAAGGTCAGCTTGGTCTTCTTGTCAGATTGCAGACGGGCCAGTTCCTCGACCGCCTCGACAGGAAGGGGGGTATCCGACTTCTGGTTCCTGGAGCTCAGCCAGATCTTGAGGGTTTCAACCATTGGGCGATATTTACCGCCCGCGGTCATGGTTTCCTGGATGACCGCCTCTCCGATGACCTGACGCCCACCCTTGACCACACCAGGACGGTTGGCCTTTTCGGTCTTCATCCCGATAGCCTGGCCGATCGTCAGCAGGAACTTGGCAAAATCAGACCCGTCTTGTTGAACCAGGTTCAACACTGACCGGGTCGGCATATAGACTTCTCGAGCGGCCTTGTCGGACTGAGGATTGCTGGCCCCGTCCATTTGAGGACGACCGAGCTTGTTGATGTGGTGACGATAGAAGGTAGGCACCTGCTCGACACCGATCGGCCGACTGTTCGGATCCAGAGGATTGAATGAGCCCTTGGCGTGCTGCCGAACAGCCTTCATCTGCTTACCGATGTTGTCGAACGACATCACCAGGCTGCGCTGCAGACCCTGCACCGAGGCCCAATGACCCTTGTTCAAGCCCACCTCGGTGTGATCCTTTTTGAGATCACCATCCGTGTAGGGATGTCCGCTGAAGAGCGTGACAAACTGCTCACGTCCCAGGGACATGAAGAAATCGAACATCGGCATGTTCGGATAATGCGGTGTTGCCTGGGTAGCGCGCAAAGCCTGGGTCTGCTGTGAGGTCAGCTTGACCATCGGATTGTGCAACTGGGTCTGATCGACTTCCTGGATCGGAGCCCCAATCTGGTATCCCTGCACCTCTTTCTCGATCATGGCCATGTCGGCCAGAGCGTCGTGAACACCGTGCAGGCTCCTGACCAAGGTGTCCACGTTCTCGGGACGCTTGTCGAAGAAGACACGCCCGAAGTTCTTCTTCGTGAATTCCGGGAAGGTCCAGGTATCCAGCCGAACAAGACCAACGCTCTCCAGGCTGTGGAGTACCTCCTTGGCGATCGCTTCAGGAATTCCCTTCACGTATGCGTCGTCAGTGTCCTTGTTCGGATCCACGCCCCAGAACCGCATGATGCTTTCCGCCATGGAGCGGACCGCGGTATCCAGCGAAATACCATCTTCGAACTTCTTGCGAAGGGTTTCGGAGACCTCATCCGCATCCTGGATCTCGAGCATTTCAGCAACCTGCTCACGGGTCGGCGGAGTGCTGCGGGTATTGGCATTCATGGCCCAGTCCAAGCCGGCCACAATGGCAGCTTCGACGAGCTGCTGGTTGTACCGATAACTGGTCTCGGTTTTCTCGAGGATCCCGAGTGCCCGGAAGCGAGCCCCCAGCATGATAGGATCATTGTTCTTCAGGCGCTCGAGGTATGACGGCTGTGCCACCCCATCCTTGTTGGCCTTCTGTTTCCCGGTCAGTACGGTAACGAGACGCTTACGCATCTCCGCCCGCACGAGCTGCCCGATGTCCAGCAATTGCTGCAGGTTGGTTCTATCCTCGGATCCGATGTCGTACCGAAGAGCATTGCTTCTCTCGAGACCGCCAAGAAAGTCTATCAGGCCCTGACTACTCGAGAGAGCTTCGATCAGCTCCTCGAGTGGGGTACGCAGACGCATCAGTCGGGATTTCTGACGGCGAGGCAGCTTGAAGGCCCGATGGAAGATGTTCTTGCCCTGGATCTGAACCAGGAGAGGATATTCGGTCTCGATGGCCGGCACCTGCCCGATATCAGACTCCTGATCCAAGAGAAGCTCTGCTTGCTCCAGGGTCGGCTCAGGCACTGGCTCAACTCGAGTGGGCTCCACAGAAACAGGCTTCACAGCCTCTGACACCTCAGAGACTGTTTCACTCAGTGCTTCGAGCTGGTCCTTCAGACCCTCGATCTCACGCTTCAGCGCATCACGAGTATCCAGATCGTTGGCATCGCTCTGGTACAGGCGTTCATTGAGCTTTTCGATTTCACCCATAATCGTCGACTGGTTATCTCCAGCCGGCTTTCCCGCATCCGCGGTTGTCTGTGGTGCGGGATCCTGAGAGGGACGCTCCTGCTGTTCGGAAGCACCGTCAGTCCTGGTCGTGGTAGCCTGGGATGTCGTCGGCTCCTGCTTCTTGCTGGCAGTATCCGAGCGTCCCTCTTTTTCAGTTACCTGGCTTGACTGGGGCTGGTTCACCTCAAGCGCCCGATCGAGGAGCAGCTCAGGTACCTGAACCTGCGGCAAACCAAGCTCAGGATAGAGCTGAGCGAAGTTGTTGGCCATTTCCGCAATGGCGGTGGCCTCCGCATGAACAGTGCGCGCAAAGCGTTCCTGGCCAGCATTGCCAACACGAACACCCACCCCCTTGGGAGTCATGTAGCTCTTGCCCTCGGCGTCCGCCGCTCGATACTTCACATCCTGATCACCGGTCTTGATGGAGCGGTTGAGAGCCGCCACCTTGTTGCGGTGTGAGAGGGCAAACCGGTTCAGCTTCTGAACACTGGCCTTGATGCGCTCCGGATTACCGGATGTCTGCGCCGCGGCGATCTGCTGCGCATGCTGAGCCAGGGAAAGCTGATGCCTCTTGGACCCACCATCGAGGCGGATCTGTTTGTCGATGAAGTCCAGCTTGTCAGCCTCACCGAGCTGCTCTGCGTATGTCTCTCCGGCCTTCTTCAGGTTTCGGGCGCCCTGCAGGATCCGGCGCTGCTCAGGAGTCAGCGTTTCGGTAGTACTGCCAGACTGATTGAGGATCTGATCGGCGATATTGGCGTTAACGGCCTGCGGAGCAACAGCTGCCAGCTGCACAGTCTGCGCCACAATCTTCGGATCAAGCGGACCAGTAGCATCCGGCTGCTGCATCTTCTCCTGTGCCCACTTGATCGCATCGCGGACCTTGGGGGTTTGCTCGATCGCGCTCAGAAGATTGGCGTAGGCGTTAAACTCCTGGAATTCGGGACGATCTTGCGGAACCTTCTGGAGGAACTTCGGCAGCTCCTCCTGAAACAGGTTACGATTTTCCTGGATGCTCTTGAGGATGAACGTGGCTGCCGCCACCCGATCCTGTTCCGAGCTATCCGGATTGATCACAACACCGCCGGCAATGTTCAGGGCTTCGAATTTGTTCGGAACCCGACCGAGCTGCTCTCGAGCATCGGCAATCTGGGTGCCCACGACGTCCGGCATGTATGCAAGATCGGCTTCCTGGAGCTGGGCGGCTTTCTGGACATCAGAGATATAGCTCTCGACGTCTGCACCAGTGGCCCCAACTTCGGCTGCCATTGCCCGCAGACCGTCTGCTACAACGGGGGCGGAGACAACAGCATCCTGGATAGCCGGTGCCATCTTTTCAGGAGAGACCGTTGACTCGGCTGCAACAGCCTCCTGGCGTTGCTCTCCGACCTTGATCAAGGGTCGCAACGCCACCCCTGCCAATTTGGTGGTGGCCACGAGTCCCTGCCCTGCCAGTTGAGCCGTACCAATAGCCAGAGGAACAGAAGCCTTGGCTGCTGCTACCGCGGTCTTTCCAGCAGCATCAAGGGCTACACCAGGACCCTGCATCAGGGCAGTCGTGCCGGCACCTGCAGCCGCACCTTGAACGAAGCTGCCACCAGCCCCTTCACCGAGGTTCTGATCCGGATTTGCTCCGGAAACCTGAACACCCAAATTGCTGGCAACCTGACCAGCTGCAGATTGCACACCCTCCTCAAGAGACTCCTTGCCAGCGTTCGCAAGGAGACCACCTACATTCGTTCGAGCCAGTGGGGCAAGTTCGATACCCTCGACCAACTTGCCGGTCAGGACACCAACTGCAGCTGCAGGAACCATGGCGACGATACCCGCATCTGCCGCCAGTTGAAGACGCGCTTCGTGGGCCGAGAAGCCGTTCTGGAGCAGTTCTCGATACTTGGGGCTCTCCATCAGCTCGGCTTCAGGCATGTTCATGACAGCCTGCTGAGCCTGGATCGAAGCCCCACCCCCCTCCATGCCGCCGATTGTCGGGGCAAAAGCGGTCTTCGAAGACGCTTCATCCATCAGCTGACGAGCTGACGGAGTCAGTACCTTTCCAGCATTGGCAACGGCACCAGCCGTCTTTGCCACCAGACCACCAGTAACGAGAGAACCGACCCCCTGCTCGGACATATTGAGAAGCATCTCAGGGTCTTCGATAAGGCGCTTGGCCCCATACCCGCTGTCGCGGAGAAACTCCCGACCATGGCTGGCCAGGTTGTCGATGAAGTTCTTGTCGTTCGACTTGTCCGACTCAGACAAGGCCTGGTTGTCCATCTGATCCAGTGCGGTTCTGATGGAGTCGACGTATGTCCTCTGGTTCAGGGCATCGCTGCTCAGGCGTGATGCACGATTGGTAGCATCTTCAGACAGGTTGGCTGTCCAATCGAGTGCCGCATCCTTGATCGGCCCATCCGACAGACCAACATGAATACCGGCATTGGCCAGGCCGATCAGTGCTTGATTTGCCCCATCAGCCGCGCTCACAGCTGCATCTGCAGCATGGGTTAGCAGGTCCCTCTCAGGAGTGGTTGTCGACAGGAACTTCCTGGACCTGATGCCTTTGGCCACCAGAGTACGGTAGGTGTCGAGCCCATATTTCTGCTGGAACTGAACAGGCGTCAGGGCCTCGTAGTCGTCGAGAAGCTTGTTGCCCGCTGTCAGGCCATTGCCACGCTGCTCAGAGAGCGACAGGGCCGCCAGTGCATCGGGATTGCGGAGGGCTGTGTCGATCTGAGCCAGATCGAGCTTCAGCTGTGCATCCGCAGAAAGCTGAGCTGGAGCCTGAGCACCTGGGGCCACAGTGCCCGGCATCGGCAGTCCAGGATCCTCCACACCATTGATCACGGCATTGGTGAACTTCGGGCCCGTCTTCGGCTCATTCACAGACGGCCAGGTCGTGGGATCGAGGAGGTTGAACTCAGCCATTGTCAGCTCTGGTTCCAATAGAAAATGTGGGAGGTATTTCTCCCCCCACATTACTCAAAATGGTACTTAAAGCCAGAAGAAAATCGGCTAGTGATTATCTAGTTAACCCCCAGATCGGAAGCCGACCCTCGGGTCACTGTCGATCGTCGACACGGTCTTCTTCATCTGCCCGAGAAGCGTCTGGTACTCGAGCTGGGCTCGCTGAAGTTCCCTCTCGAGGGCCGGCGTGGCGTTGGTGCGTACCCGGGCGAGCAGGTTCACATAGCGCTGCTGTGCCTGATCCACCATCCCCTGCATGTTGGTGAGCTGGGTGGCCGCGTTCTGCTTGCTTCGGGAGTTCTCGAGCAGTTCCATAGCCGGACGGAACTTGTCACCTCGGGTCTTGCCGTCCTTGTTGTAGACCTGCCCAACCAGCTCATCGAACCGGTTGTAGTCGACATTCGTCTGTCCCTGGAGCCAGCGAAGGATCCACGGCTCCTGGTGCAAGGAGTTCGCAACGACAGTTGCTGCCTGCCCAAAGGACATGCCGTACTTGTCCTTGATGGCGTTGATGTTGTCCGTGAGCTCCGGATCCTTAAGGTCAACGTCCGGGCCCATAGCAGAGCGCAGCTTCGCAAGGCTGGCTGTCTGGCTCTCGGTTGCCAGCGACTCATCGAGCAGAGACTCGGCAAGCGCCGTCGTGCCCCAGATACTATCCACTCGCATAGCGTCCATGACCGAGGCAGCCTGGTTTGCCACCTCCACGGTCCCTTGGAACAGGGCCTGGTTCTGAGCCTGGTTGAGCTTGGACGAAGAATTCAGGGCCGACTCGAAGAGCTTCTGGCCCTCAGAAAGAGCCGGTCCATTGGTCTGTCCGGAAACTGCCCCAGTGATACCACCCAGTGCTCCGGCGTCACCGTTCTGGTAGGCCGTAATCGCTGCGCTGAGATCCTTGTCCGAGACGTTCTTGAAACCCTCCCACTCCTGGCGAAGCCCACGCATCTTCGCCTCCATGGACCGCGGTCCAGAGATGCGCTTGTCGACGAGATGGTAGAACATTGCGTCCTGCACCTCCTTCGAGAAGACCGTGTCACTCGGCAGACCCATCTCATCAGCCACCTGGCGGCGAGTTGTTCCAACGATCTGAAACCTGCCACCAGGAGTGGTGACTCGGCCGATCTCTCCATTGACCCAGCTGCCGTATTCCTTGTCGAAATCATCCAGCTGGGCGAGGGTCATCTGGGTGATGTCCACGCCCTCAAATGCCCCACCCGGACGCTGAGAGTGCCCAAAGAGAGTGCGATAGTCGCCATTCCCTTCAGTGCGATCGATCAGTCCGATGAGGCCGCGGCTCGGTCCACCAGTCCGTGCGTCGACGGTCTGTTGCAGCATGTAGGATGCGGCATTCGTGTCCGGACCCTGAAGCAGCTTCGCCTGGTCGGAACCAAGAAGAGCAAGCGCCTGCTGCGCCACCTGGGGATTGAGCTGGCTGCTTTCACGGATCATACGCTCGGCAAGAGCCACGTCGTTGCCCGTCGAGCGCAGCGCCTCATTGTAGAGCGTCTGGGCCGACATCTGGATCTCATGGGCTCGAACAGCATCACCCTGATCCCGTAGATCAGTGTTGGTCCTGATACCCTTTGTGGTAGTGTCGAGGTTTCCGTTGACCAGCTGGGTCATCATGTCAGTAGTGAAGCCGGAGTCAGCGAGCACCTTGGAACCGCCTCGAGTGAGTTCCTCGGCCTTGGCTCGACCTTCAGGAGTTCCCAGCGCAGCATAATTTTTGATCTGGTTCACCAGATCGACGGCTGCAGGCCTACCAGCTTCGAAAGAGCGAGTCTTGTCGTTGTTCCAGGCCAGCTGGTCGTTCTGCAGTGACTGGTTCTGGTTGTTGAGCCGTTGCCCATCGGTGACCACGCCAGTCTGCACATCTTTGAGCAGGGCTGCCGCATGGGCATTGGCGCGGTCAAAGGTCTCAGGAGTGATCGCCGATCGGTCCAATCCATCGAAGATCGTCCCGTTCTGCAGCGCATTCCGAAATGCCGGGGCATCGGTGAAGCCTGAGATCCTGGACAGGAACTCACCGTTGGCAGCAGCTTTCTGGCTGTCATTGAGGCGGCCCAGTGCATCGATGGAGCTCTGGAAGCCGTTGCTCAGCATCTGGCCGGCAAGGCGCTGCGACTCCGCTACACCGGAGAAGTTGGGGGCTGAAACTTCACGCCAGGTAAGCGGAGCCATGTTGGTATCCTATTATCTTGATAATCAGCCGATGGTACGGGTCGGAAGGCGGTTCTTGTCCAGGTATCCCTGGATCTGATCGGCCGACTGCCCTTCGGTGAAACCTCGAGATCGAATGCGGTCATCAAGGGTCGTGTTGTAGGACTGGATCGAGTTCGCCAGGTTCGTGTTGGCGAAGTCCTTCTGGAACTTGAAGCTCTCCTTCGCGAGCTTGTTGGCCTCCCAGGCTTGCCAGAGGCTGCCGATCGTCTGCAGACCACCGAGAGCCAGCTGGGCCGTATCCAGGTTGAACCCAAGACCACCCGACATTCCGGGAACAGCTGACTTGTTGGCCCCGATGGCACCGCTCGGTCCAGCTGCTCGAAGGTAACTGCCGACAGGATTTGATACCCCGACACCCGACAGGGTGTCGATGTTCGGGATGATGCCGAAGTTGAAATCACTGGCGTTGAAGTTCATGGGTCACCCCTATTTACGTGAATGCGTCCGGAAGCTTTAGGCTGTAGGTCGGGAAGTCGTAGAGGAGCTCCCGGGACATCTCGGCAATCTCGCTTCCGGTCATCAAAGTCCGGGTCAGGAAAGTTGCGGAGCTCTCTGCCACCAGGTCCTTGTTCAAGGCTTCGGTAAGTGACAGAGGGTCAATGACCCAGCTACCATAACCGAATTCCTCGAAAAGTGCTTGCTGAATTTTCGTAGTTTCTGCCTTGGCCTTATTGAGATAATCGACGGACTTGTCCTGGAGCTGCAGCGTCCCCGCGTTGATCTGACCAGTGAACCCCTGCCCAACAGCACTTGTCATGGCGAGAAGGTTGTCTGCTCGAAGCAGATCCCCCCAGTTTACAGTCAGAGTACCCGCGGAGACGAAAGATCCGGCGGCCTGGCCAATGACAAACATCAGTACCGCGGCAATCACCGGAGCCATGGGGCCCAGAGGCTTCAAGACCGTGTCCAACAGCGATATCAGGATCATGGCGGCCAGGGCGTTCACAACGGCACCAACAATCGCTGCCGTCATGCCGGTGAAGCCCAAGGCGGTACCTAGAGCCAGGTGAGCCCCGAGCAGACCAAATCCAGCACCCCCCGTGAACAACACGCTCACCACTGCTATGACAATCACCAGGAAGATCCTGAAGATGCCGGTCTCCCACCATTGGGTCTTGTGCACCTCGTAGCAGTTGAAGACGATGAACGTGCAAGCCGTGGCCACCTGAGACGTGCTTATCAGGGAAGTCTCTCGCCACACATCGTAGTGGAGCGGAACCACGAAGCCCGACTCCTCGGTGTCGTCAATTGCTGAGAAGGCGCTAATTTCTACGCGCTTCGAGCCGTAGACGTAGTTGTAGTGGAAGAACCCAACCAGCTCGAGGTACCGATAAGTCGAGTCGGTTTCCTGCCAATAGAGGCGCAGCTTCTCGTAGGTCTTGCTACCAGAGGAGACGGTCCCGTTTTTCTGGAACCAGAACTCACCCACATCAGCGTCGACCTTTCCCAGGCCACTGCCGGTTGTCTCCGAAAAATATCGCCAACTGAGCCGGATGTCATAGAAAGACGATACCGAGGTTTGGCCCTTAATCGTGACGATATTCTGAGATGCCAGGGACGTGGTCGTAGGCCCGCCGATCTGAATATCCCGGAGGCTCTTGAAGAAGTTGTAGAGGTACCGCCGGCTGGCGTTGTCCTGCACGTTCAACGAGACGCCAAACATGATGCAGGCATGGTCAATGTCATCCAAAGACGGATTGGTCTCGAGCAGCTCGACAAGATCCGAAATCTTGGCTCCATCCATGACTTTGCGGTAGGCCCGGGTCGTCTGGGCGTAAGCATCAGGAAGGTAGCTCTCCGAGAGGAACTGGTTGTTCAGTCGGATCGGGATGAACGGAAAGAACGAGCCATAGCTCACTGAGGATGAGATCAGGTCGTCCAGGTCTTGGTTGCCATCACCTACGCCATAGATGAACAATCGATCGACGGTCGGAGACGTCGACAGGGTGTACCTGGCGTAGATGTAGTAGCCGCTTGCATTGAAGGTCGGCAGAGTCGCCGGGATTACCTCGATGAGAGGGGTCGGGGAACCATCCGGGAAAACGATCGTGATGTAGTCACCCGCGTCATCGATCGCATAGCTCCAGTCCAACGCAATATCGGTGGGTCGGTTCTCCAGGATCCAACGCTCCGCCCAGTAAGCTGGATCAGCCAGATCGATGCTCAGGGTATCGATCGTGACGACATCTCCAATCTCTTGAGGAACTGCTGCGGCAACCACAGCCTCGTCAGGAGGCTCGTCCGACTGGATGGAACCAGAGGGAAGACCAATCTCGTCAAAGTTGGCTGGATTGGTGGCCCAGTTATAGAAGTTCCGCATGCGGAACGCTGGACCCTTGAGCATGCCCTGGGTAATGGCGCTGCCCATGCTGTCACTGGCTTTGGAGAAAACCTGCTGAACAGTCAAAGCCTTAAGGTAGTCCGGACGGTTTTCCGGACCACCGGCCATGTTGTAGACCACCGAGGCGACTGCGACTTCCGAGGCCACGGTAGGCCCTCCAGCTTAGCTGCCGAGACTATTCGCGGCACGAATAGCCAGAAGCACCTCGTTGATCTCGGTGTTGGTGAACTGCGTAGGAGCGGTCAGCCCCTCGTCGATCGTCTTCTGGGTGATCCAGGCATCAGAGAAAATCTTGGCCACCTTGGTCTCGGCATCCCGCTGATACGAAGCAATCTGCTGAGTGTAGAGATCCTTCTGCTTTCCAACCGCACCAGCCACGGTGGTGACGCCATCAGTGCGGGTGTTCAGTGTCTGAGCTCGCTGCACTTCGGTCTGCTCGAGCAGCAGGGCTTCCTGGGCCGGAAGCAGGTTGTCCCTGGTGAACTCCAGGTTCTGGCCCTGGATCACCAGATTGTCGTTCTCAGTAGCCGCTTTCAGCGCTGCCCAGTATGTCTGGTCAGCTGCAACAAGAAACTGAGATGCCGTCTGAAGGGCCGCGGTAACCACGGCGATGTAGGCCTTGGTGTACTCAGCCCCGGAGATGCGATTGGCCTGGTATTCGACCTGAAGATGAGCCGTGAGGCTCACCATCAGTTTGTCGAACAGGCCCGTACCGGCAACAACTCCGGTGGTCAGGTCGGTGACTGCAAGCTTTACCGGTACGGGCATCGTCTACTCCATTAACTAGATAATCAGAAGTCGATTATCTTACGACGACATGCCGTCCGCGGCAGCCTGCTGAGCCGCTAGACTGGCGAGTTCGGCCTTCGTCAGGGAAGGGAGCACTTCCAGAGCGAACTCACGGCTCATGGACGACTCCACGATCGTTCGACCATGGCTGTCCTTGCGCGTCTTGATGTTGACGAACTCGCGCTCCTTGAGCTGGGTGTAGATACAGTAGGGGATGTGGTACCCCTTCTCGGTGACCTCACCATAGGGCACGAACTTGCGGACCGCCCCCAGCACCTTGTTGGCGAAGGTGAAGATCTCACCCGGAAGATCCTTCTTGCTCGGATTGAGGTTGGTGATCCGGACCCGAACGAGCTTCATCTGCTCGGCGTACATCTTCTGGCGCTTGCTCTTGCGCGTGACGGCAGCCGAGGCCTGGACAGCCGGCGCGGAATTCACAGGCTCCTCCTGGATCTCGGGCTCTTCCTTGGCCTCTTCTTCCTTGGCTTCGCCCTCGAGACGGGCCTGGATGCGAGCCTTCAGCGACTCGATGCCGATGTTGTTCGAGAACGAGATACCCATCAGCCGGGCCCGGTTCTTCAGCATGTTCAGCTCGGAAGCCGGATCAGAATTCTCTGCGGTCTCGCCGGACGTGTCGATGTTCGGATCCTGGTTCTCTTTCGGCTTCAGCAGATTGTTGAACAGGCCGTCGGTCGAATTGGTGGTCATAGTGTTTTCCTTGGGTCTCTTTTTGAGGGCGTATGCGTTGAAGAAAAAAGGGGAGGAGGAGCTGTCTCCCCCTCCCCTTGCTGGCTCAGACCATCACCGATCAGATCGGTGCGACGGTCTTGATGAGGCCGATGCGCTCGGGACGCTTGATCAGGATACCGTAGTACCACTTGATCGAGCTGAACCCGGTCTCGCCATACGGATCGTTGCGATCGGCGGTCTCCTTGCCAGGCATCTTGGTCATGACCGAGAACTTTACGGTCTTGCCATCGGTCTGGAAGCCGATCGTCGAGAACGAGTCGTCGCCGACGACCAGCATGGGGAACACGTCGTAGTGGTCGCTGGTCGCACGGTAGCCCAGATTGGCCACGGTTTCGCCAGCACCGACGCCAGCCCAGTGCAGCATCTCGGGGACCTGCACGATACGGAAAGCATCGACGGTGCCGATCTCGCCGTTCAGGATCGTGCCGGCGTCACCGTACTGCTGAACCGGGATGAAGGCCGGATTGCCGAAGGTGTCCTCGAGGCCCTTCACCAGGGGAGTCAGTTCCGAACCAATGAACATCACACGAGCGGCCGGGAGGGTCTTGGTGTCGACCAGACGGGAGCCGGTGATGATCTTGGTCTGCTTCGGGGTGCGGTTGTCCGTGAGCAGCTGATCCATGCGCTGGAGATCGGCATACGTCACGACCGACGGATCCGCGCCTTCACCAGTGATGGTGCCGTTCGTGGTGGCCTCACCAGCGTACAGGATGACGCCGGCATTGGTCAGCAGATCCTTCTGGAGGATGGCCTCGGTGATCTGGACGGCGCCGTTCATGAGCTCGCGGCTCAGGTGATCCATCAGCATGTCGTCGGAGTCGAAGTCCATCGACTCGGCCGTGAACTCGGTGAAGAAGCCGAACTTGCTCAGGGAGCCTTCACGGGAGATACGAGTGAAGCCGACACGGTTCACACGACCGCCGTTCTCGGTCAGAACCGGAAGCTTGCTGGTGATGGTGCCGATGTCCTTGGACGAACCGTACAGATTGCCGTCGCTGATCGTGGCGCCCGAAGCGTCGATGCCCTGGTCATTGATGTTGCGCTCGTCGAGGAGCGGAACATACTCGAAGACCTTGATGGTCTTGCCATAGTGCTTGGGCATGTTGACGGCGCTGGCGAGGGGCATGAAGTACTGCTCCTTGCGTGCCTCGATGAGGGCCTTCTTCAGCCAGAAGAAGGTGTTCATCTGGCCGGAGCCGGATCCGTCGATGTCCGACGCGGTACCCGCGTTGGTCTGGGTGGGAGCGTTGTAGTTCAGCATTTTGAAGAAAATCCCCAGTCAAGGATCAGAGACGACCCTTGAACGTTTTCAGAAAATCGTCGTCCGCCATCTCGAGCGGGTTGACGGTTGCGTGGGCTGAGCGCTGGCTTACCGTCTTGGTGGAAGCCGCTGCTGCTGCCTTCTCGCCATTCTGAACCTGGGCCTTCGGAGCTGCTGTGCGAACGGCGACCACTTGGGGCTGCTGGGAAGTCGTGCTTCCCGACGAGCTCTGGGTTGCCTGCTTGGAGAGATGATCTCCAGCGAGCTTGTAGGCTTGTAGGAACGGCGTCGTCGGTGGGATCTGACCCAGGAGCTTCTGTCGTTCCACTTCAGCAGTGATGCGGTCATAGACCCCATTTTCACGCTGAGCATTGATGACATTCAGAAGCTCGGGAGACTCCCAGAGAACAGACTTGCTCTCTTGGTCCCACGTCTGGTTGACAACTCGTATGGTCTCCTGGCCGGCCTCAGTCGACTGCACGTCGTTGAGAACCGAATGAAGCGCCATCTCCTTGTCACTGACAGAGTGGTTCGTCGGAGTGTAAGTTACATTATCTCCGATATTCAATTCAAGGGGGTCGATACCCGACTCAGCGATTAATTTCTTAATCGCCTCGGGCTTTTTGTTATTAATGTCGATGAGGAACGACAGCCGGCCCTCATCGAGCAGATCGTTCTTCTCGAGCATGCGGAGGGTCTTCAGCGCCGGTTGAAGGTCCTGGAGCTTGCGGCCGTATCCGGCGCCCATCTGCATGAGACGGATTGCTTCTTCCGGACTCTCGAGCTTGATCTCTCGTCCGTTCGCCTTGAACGGAGCCATGACCTTCTTGAAGAAGCCCTCGAAGTCGACCTTCGTCTCTGTCGACGTATCGGCAGCGGCTTCTGTCTTCGAAGCGTCTTTGTTGTCGCCGTCTGCGGCTGACGTGTCCTTGGAACCAGTAGAAGCATCACTTCCCCGGTCCTTGTCAGCGCCGGTTACCTTGGTGGCCTCTACTCGATCGGTGGTGGGTCCACCGTCTTCCTCGACAGCTGCAGCAGCTGTGGATGTCGTGGGATCAGTGGTGGTGGTGCTTTCAGCACCCTCAGACGCCGTCTCAGCGTGCTGCTCACCCTGCTCGATGCTGGTACCGGCTTCAGTCGTGGTGGTAGTGGCACCAGCAGTTTCCTGCTGGCCTACATCCGACTCGGCCGGCGTCGGGGGAGAATTGATCTTCAGGAAGTCGTCGTCCGACATCCCGAAGTAGTCTTCGGTGGAGGTTTCGCCGGCCATGGTGATCACTCGTCTCCGTCGGCTTCAGACATCAGCTCGACGAGAGCTTCGTTCATGGCCGGGAGTTCCCGCTCGGCATGGGCCCCCATCTGCACCATCATGGACAGGTAGCGCTTGGCATGACCGGTGGCCTGGGCCATCGACAGAGCGTCGGCACGCTGCATGGGGTCGAGAGCAGGATCGGACGAAAGCTGAACCAGGCGAGCTGCCTCTTCCTGGAAGTAGCCGTCGAGGAACAGTTCCTTGAAGTCCGGGTTCGTCGACAACCTGATCGCCGTATTGCGACGACCGATGAGCTCTTCGGCATCCTTGATGCCCTGCTGGAGATCCTGAAGATCCGACATTATCAGTCCCTATTTTCGTGTGGGTTAGTAGGCGATTATAGACATATCGCCTACGATAATGTCGGGTCAACCCCTTCTTGATAATCTAGACTCGATTATCTTGGTAATCAGGTTACCTGATCCCGTGATCTGATGAGCTCGTTGAAACCAGCAGCCGCCTCGATAGCTGGCTTGGTTTCATCGGGTTTGCGGGGCTTCAGCAGAGCCTTCGTCACCTCGAGACTCTGGTTGCCGGAGGACTGAGCCACCTGCTTCTGCATGTCGCGAGCGTGCTTAGTACCCGTTTCCTGCTCAATCGTATCCAGCGCACCCTGCTCCGCGGTAACCAGTTCCTTCTGGGCCTTGGCCTGGTTGAGTGCGATTTCGGAATCGATGCGCTCGATCTCCTTTTGCTCCCGCATGATCTGGAGCTGCATGAGCTGCTGCTGCATCGGATCCGGTGTGGGTTTGAACGAGAGAAGCTTCTGCTCGAGTTCCGGCATGCGCTTCAGACGTGCGATCTCAGCCAGGATCATCTGGGTGAACGAAAAATCCACCTTGGGCCCCATGGTCTGGAGCATGAACGACAGATCCTGGGATTTCGCCTGGTCAATTTCCGCAGTCGAAATGTCCACCTTCAGATCGAATTCGCCGGCCACGCTGGACAGCTCGGTCCGTCGGATGGTGATGAATTCGCTGTTGGTGACAGCAACCACCTCCTCCTCGGAGAGAAGGTCGGCGTTCATGGAGATGAACTTCTTGCCGATGAGCACGAGGCCTGCCGCCAGTCGACGCAGGATCGCCATCTCCCTCTTCGAGGCAGCATCCAGAACGCCCTTGATGCCGGTGGCAACATCACCGAAAGCATCTCCGGACAGGCCACCAGAAAAAGCTTTCACACCCGTGAGAGCCTCTGCTTCCTGGTTCTGTAGCCCAATCATCAGCATGGCCGACTGTGGGATATCCGGATATTTGTGCTCCACAATGCCTGTCTGCGGCGTGAAGTTCGGGTTGTACTCGTAGTCCTGACCAGACTCGAAACGCCGCTTGTTCAGGGTGTCGAGCATGCCCTTGGCAAAGCCCTGCTGCCCATTCGCCGATCGACCCAGGAGATCAATCGTACCGCGCATGATGGCGCCCAGGACCTTCTGATTGTCCTCGAGAAGCTCAGCGTCTGGCTCACCCATGACCTGCCGCTTGATCGGCATATAGGGAACCACGACGAACGGGTGCTTGCCGTCCTTGAACGGGTTGACTTCCAGGCGAACCAGGATGCCCTCAACCCAGGTTGCCACGATGGGCACCAGCTCCCCATTCTTGTTGATGTCGTAGTTGCCCCAGTACTCATGGGCCACGACACGCTTACGGAGAGCGTCCTTGTAGTTGAAGTTGATGTCGTTGGATTGCGGAGCATGGTTCGGAGCCAGGAT